AATGTCTACTAATGATGTTGCATTTGAGTTAGTGTCATTTGCAATTTCATAAGCACCAGCAAAACCATCTGAATCACCACCAGTTAAAGTAGTTCCTAATGCCACCTGTGCATAGGCTTTTCTTGCGATGTTTCTTGATTTTGAAGCTACTTGTAATGCCATTTGATCTACACCTGCAGGTGATACTGCTTGTGAAAATCTGTCAACATTAGCTTGACCTAAGATTGCTTTTAATGTGAAAGTTCTTTGAGTAGTTGACATTGGTTTTGAAACTGTTGAATCAGTTGCAAGATCTAAGCCTTCTGCCGCGAACTTTACCATACCTGTTGTTGCATCTTGGTTTACGATTAATGATTGCCCTGCAATTGGTCTGAAAGGAATCACTTCGTAAAAAGGAGCAACGGTTACGATTGTGTCAGCAACACCTTCCGCAATTGGATTTTGGAAGTGTTTAACTGCTTGTGTCAGACCTGTAAGGTCTGTTCCACCTGTTAAATTTGCCATTTTATTTTCTCCTGTTTTAAATGGTTGAAGTTAATTTTCCAGATCGTCCAGAATTGATTACTACGGTAATCTCAGTGTTATTTATGTTATCTTTTTAAACCTTGAGATATCTTGTCTAATGCACTCATTTGGTTTTGTGTTTGGACTACTTTTCTTTGTCCTCTAGCACCAGTGCCTGTAGATTCTTCAAATAGATGTCCTGCTGATTTTTGTAATCTGCTGACCCATTCTTCAACAGTCAAAGGTTCACCTTGTGAATTATAAATTGTTTCACCTTTGTCATCTTTGGCAACGGCTTTACCTTCTTCTAAAACAAAGGCAGTTTTTGCTCTTAACAGAACATCTTCCATTGCTGTTGATTTTACATTGTATTTGGTTGCATTTGATTGAACTTGATTGTCAATCAAGACAGTTGATAATTTTTGGTTTGTTGAAGTGTATTGACTGTTCAACTCTTCTAACTTCTTCTCATATTCTGCTTTCATTTCAGCAGTTCTTTTTGATAGAGTTTGTTCAACATCAGTTTCAGGTATTGAACCTTTTGTTTTTTCTTTTGAATACTGATCTTTCAATCTGTTGTATTCATCCATATCAACATAGCTCATTT